GGTTAACGAATAACATGTTTTCTTCAATAGCACCTTGCTTGTCAAACTCTGCTAATATAGCGTCAAATTCAGCTAAGTCAGTAGCAGCGTTAACACCAGTAACACCAGAAGTAATATTACCTCTTTTTTCAATAGCAGAGAATAAACCTTCAGTACCTACAACACCAGCACCAGCACCTGGAGCTCCTAGTATTGCGTTTGTATCTAAAGTAGAATCAGCTAAGTTTAGCTCACCTTCAATCATAGACATTTCTAAGTAGTCAGTAAAACGTGCTCTAGTATCAGCTTCAGCCTTTAAGTACCATAAGTAACCAGACTGTCCTTCTTCACCAGTAATTTCAACCCAACCAATACGAGATGTATCAGATCCTGATACTTCGTAGTAATCTTTTAAAATAATTGGCTTATTAGAAAAAGTTTTAAAAGAAGGCTCGTTACCACCTCTTTGATCAGTAGCACTACTGTTAGCCGAGTTGTTATAGCTTTTTCCTTTTGCAAATTCAGAACCGTAAACTAATATAGTTGTGTCTTGCGTTCCACCAGTAGTCGTAAGACCAGCAGTGTTTAAAGAAGCAAAGTCATAAGGTAAAACGTCAATCATAGAACTTGTATCAACAGCTTCAACAAGACATTTTACAACACCTTCAGAGTTTGCTATAATAACTGTATCATTTACTCTAATACCGTGATCTGCACCAATGTCGTTTCCGTCAATGTCAGTTTCGATTTCTACTCGACCACCAGAAGCAGTACCAGCAGTAGCATCTTCAATGTGACCTTTATAAGATAAATGTAAACGACCTTGTTCAGACCAAATAACTTGATCAGAAGTCATCGCTTCTTCAGCTCCAATTTTTGATAAGAAACCTGAGATGGTACGAGGACCAAATACTTCAGCTTCTTTTTCCATTAGATCTGGTAAATATTGCTGAGCCCAACCCATATCTTGGTTGAAGTCAATGTAGTTTGTAGCTAGCGTTTGAGGCTTTGCAGCAGGAACACTATTCAAACTACCACCTGGAGTAATTGCCATAATAAATAGTTTTTAAATTGTTAATTAATTTTTCCTTTTAAATTTAAACGTAGGCGTGTCATCTTCCATAGCTCTTACTTTAATTCCACCTGTGCTTTCATTACTAAAAGACTGTCTAGCGTCCATGTTTACATTTTTTGCTTTAGCAACAGAATTTTGTATAGCATCAGCTTTACCTTGTTCGTAAAAGTGTCTAGCGATAACGTCTGGATTCATAGCAGCATATAAAGCTTTGTGATAACCTTCAACATCTTTAATAGTATTATCTTTGTTTAAAAACTTATTAATAAAATTATTGATGTCACTTTGTTTTCTTGCAACTTCACTTGGATTAGGTACTTTAACATTTAATTTTTTACCATCGACATTGTATTCAAAACCTTTGAAATTGTCGTTTAAAACTTGATTAGTTTGGTTGATAAAATAATCAGAACGTTCTTTCGCTAATTGCTGTTGTGCTTCCGCGTCTTCGTTATATTGATTAAAGAACTGTATCGCTTCTTGCTGCTCGGCAGTAAGATTTGATCCAGCCTTAATCTCTTCATAATACTTAGACTTTTGCCCGTCTAAATAGGCTTTAGCCTCCGCAACCTGCTCTTTTAAGGCTATTTTCTTTTTACGTATTTCTCTTTCATCATCTACTTCTTCATCAAAAGAAAAGTTTTCATCCATTAAAAACTGTCTTTCCTCTTCGTCTAAATGAGGTTTAGTAGATCTATAATATTCGTTGAGAGCTGTTAAGTTATCCATTTCATCGTAATTACGATTTAACCTAACATAATCTTCAACACTTCCGCCAGTATCATTTACAAAGTCAACTAGCTTTTGTATATTTTCTGGTAATGCTTGACCAGTAGCTTCAGCTTTATCTATAGCTGCGTTAGCTGCATCAACAGTGTTACTTACTTCTTCTTGGACACTTTGTTCGGCAACTTCTTCATTTGTTGCTTCGACGTTTTCTTCGCGTACTTCTTCGCTAGCTCCGGGTTCGTCGCGAACAGGTACCTCATCTGTGTTTTGCTCCTGAACGGCATTTTCTAATTCATTTATTTTGTTCATATCAAGAACAATAGTACCATCATCTTTATAAGACACTGGAGACTCTTGCTCTACTGTTTCTTCTTGTGGCTGCTCTTCTTGCGGTTGCTCCACTTGTTCTTCAACAGGCTCTACGCCTTGAACTTCTTCAACGTTTTCGTTTTCTTCCATAATATAAAATATAAGTTAATAGTTATCTAGGGTCAAAGCCACCTAAGCCTATACCACCACCAAGTATATCATTACCTGATGACTCAAAGTTTTTAGGTGGTGCACCTGTTTTTCTTTGCTCTATAAGCTCACTTTGTTGAGTAGCTTGTATTCTAGTTCTTTCATCTTTACGATCTTCTTTTTCTTTTTCTTTGTTACTAGTCTTATCAAGATCCATTTGTTTTAATCTCATGTTAATTTGAAACTCATGATCCATAAGTTCTTTTTTAACATTAGCTTCGTGACTAATAAGCTCTGTTTTAGCTTGCGTACGTATTTGTTCAAGCTGTGCGTTCATTTGTGTCATAGCTTGTTGCTTTTGTACTTCTGCTTGAGCAGCAACTTGCTGTGACTGTGCGTTAGCTTCAGCTTGTGCTTTTATATTTTCTTGTTGACGTTTTTGATCGTCATCCATTTTTTTCTTACGTCTAATCTTTAACATTTGATTAGCAAGTCTAACATTTTTAATCTCACGTAAATCTATAGCATCAGATAAATCTATGCTGTTTTGTTGTAGCGCTTGCTGTATATTGTTTTCAAGCAACTGCTTTTCTTCTTCATCAGGCGATAACTCTATAAATATGCCAAAGTCATATAAATGTAAATTAGACATTTCTTCTAGCGTACCAACGTTATGAGCGCCTATAGCTTGTATAAAAGCATCTTTTGTTGGTGAATATTCTATAATATCAGATATTCTAAGTGATAAACTTTCAGCTACAGACTTAGTTAAAAATAATCCAGCTTGTAATATATGTCTTGTTGCTGTATTACTGTTAGCAGCAGCTAGCTTTTGTACACCAACTAAAGCGTCTTTTGCTGGCGTGCTACCGTCACGAGCTTCGTTAAGTCCGGTAGTATCTCTAATCATTTGTAAATAATAATTGTATGTACCTATTAGACTTTGCATTTTAGCACCACCATTACCACTTTGTATTTCTTGTATTGGTACTCTACCTGGATTACCTTCGCCAAGCTCGTTCATTGATCTACCAATAACACTACCTGTCTGGAAGAACATATTTAAAGCTTCTTGTGGATTATAGTTTGTACCGTTACCTAAATCTATTTCAGCTAAACCATCAGCGTCTAAATAAATACCATCAGGTATAAGCCTTGACATAACTTGCTGTAGCTTTAAATGTGTAAGCTGTATCATATCAGCAAAACCAGTGATACGGCCAACTAAACTTTCTATTCTACCGTTGTACATACGCGGAGCTACAATAGAATAATTCATTTTTACTTTATTAAAATCGCTTTTAGGTCTCATCATGTTGTCAACCTTTTGCCATTGTATAAGTATGTCTGTGCCTACAATAAAAACACCTTCAAATAAACACTCTACAGTTTTTTGTAGCTTTGTAAAATTAACTTGCACATCTTTAGGTGGATTAAAAGTATCATCTTTTTCTATAACTTTCATAGCACCAGTTGCAGTTTCTTTTACTTTGTAAGTATTGTTCATGTATGTTTTATAATTAAAATATAAAACTTGAACTTTATTGTTATCTGTTTCTCTACCGTAAGAGTATTTTCTAGAATATCTACCTGAAGTTTGGTTGTTAGAGTTTATTATTTTCTTTATTTCATCTTCTTGTAAATCTGGAAACTGCTTAACAAGCTCGTTAATAGGTACGTCTTTAACTTCACCTACGTAATATATATCTTCAAAGTAAGGTGAATCAGTGTATGAATATACTAAATCCGCTGGATCAACATACTCTACTATAGCACCTTCTGATGTGTTAAAGCTAGTTTTTACAGCACCAATACCTAGTACTGTTAAATCATAGTTAACTCTTTTTCTGATTAAATCGTAGTTACTGCCTTGCAATAAAACATTGATAGCTTGCTCTTCAGCTAATTCTACCGCTTGCTTATAAGTTAGTTGCATGTGTAGCTCTAACTCTTCTTCTGTTTCTGGTAATTTATCTTCTGGAACTGTGGCTAAGTCTACATTAAAAGTATCTTTGTAAAACTTGTTAAAATCTTTTGTACGCATTTCATCTAGCATACGTTGCATG